AAGTGTCACTTTGGCTTCATGGATATGGACGATCTAATTGAACTTTATTCGCCTCAGATTCAGCATCACATGCTCGTATCAGGTAGCGAATCAACAATGTTTGTAGTATTTCACGGACTCAGATGCACCATAAAGTGGCGTAAGGTTATCAAAGACAATGACTGGTGCAGTATGTATCTCTTACAAGCAAAGAAGTTTTGGGATTTTTACCAAGGCAATGGTGTAGATGATTCTATCTATGCACTGCCACCAATCGTCTATGACGACATGTATACTATGGACTTGCGTGAACATGATGACTTCAGTCCTGACTTTGAGTCATCTCTCAATTTGTCTGTAGAAAACATGATTGACTACAAGGGTGCTGAACACATGAACACAGAATCTAAGAATATGTTCAAAGAATGGCTACCTCCCAAATGCAGAAAGATGACATATGCGCTAACCGGGAATCGCAAAGGTTGGTCAGTTGTTGTTACAAGAAGCAAATCAGGGACTGTTACATGCAGATTAAACACACCAAAGGATGGAGAATAACATGAGTATTTGGAAAACACTTAGCGCAATCGACTGCTCAGATCACACTGAGAAAAAAGCTGGGATGACATATTTGTCTTGGGCCTGGGCTTGGATGATTGTCAAGCAACATTACCCACAAGCCACATTCACAAAATATATATTCGACTATAATGAAATGCAATTACCATACATGCTAGACCCTAACGGTTATGCGTATGTAAAAGTAAGTGTAGATATTGATGACGAATGTGCTACAGAAATCTATCCTGTGCTTGATCATCGCAACAAAGGCATTCAAAACCCAAACAGCTTCGATGTCAACAAAGCTCATCAGCGTTGCCTTGTAAAAGCATTAGCTTACATGGGTCTTGGCGTAACAATTTATGCTGGTGAAGACTTGCCTCTTTCAGAGATTGAAGATAAAAAGGAACAAGACAATGATGAAGAATCTAGAATACTCCAAGAGTTTTTGGGCGCAACATCCTCAGATGAACTTGATGATTGCTGGCGTATCAACAGCCAACGCATCGGCAAGCTCGGTCAAAAAGCGAAAGATAGACTCACTGATGGCTTCAAGAAAAAGAAAGTCCAAATCAGAGCCGCCTAAAGAAATCATTAAGGAAAGGTGTGTGTCTTGCGGCACATACCTATCTTGCCGCAATGAACCTTTTGTCATCTACATTAATAATAACTTAAAGTGTATAAAGTGTTATGAATCTAATGCTGATGTACGCTTCAAACCTGACGCAAAGTTGTTTAAAACATGACACCAATTCAATCTTTGTTGCATGACAAACGTATACACAAAATACTTTGCAATCACGCACAAATCTTTCTTAATGAAGCAAATCAATCTAACGACTGCTTAATGTTGTCTGGTAGTGGTATCAAGACTGACAAGCGATCCTTGTTTATGCACATATCCAAAATGTCATTTGAAGAGATTGCAATATCTATTACTATCACAGATAACGATAACAATGGCTCAACTTGCTATATGACAATATCTACATTCAACACCCTAGATGATGCAGAATCAGTTATACTTAGGTTTTGTTTGCTTATGATAGATAGAATATTAGATGGTCACGGTGCGCCAATACAAGTATTTGAAAGCAATCATTATGTCACATGATGAAGCAATATTAATATCAGAATACGAAGCAAGAAAAAGGTTTGAAGACTGGATAGATGATGGTGAGCTAATAGACGTAACAGGCATTCTCTTTGAGCCAAGCAGAATAATGAGAGAACTAGAGCCACTATCCTATCAAATAGGTTTCTTACAATTCATTGATGGCCTCAAAAAGAGTAACATACTTGTTGAAGGTCACACCTACGATGAATCAGACGAATATGATGTTCCCATTAAAAAACACAAGTCAGGCTTTATAATCTATGACTTTACAGAAAAAGAAAACGGAGAGAAATAATCCTCCCCGTCTTCCCCCCACAACCGCAGAAATGAGCGGTGTTACCTATTATAGGAGATATCTATGCTTAAGTACAGAGAAGAATTTTGCAGTAGTCTTTTTGAAACTCTAAATGAAAGACAGCAAAGTTATGGTGACCCCAGTGAAAGCATGAAACACATAGCTGATATGTGGTCTTCGTATCACGAAAGACGCATAACACCACAGGAAATGGTTTCAATGATGATTATGTTAAAGCTTGGAAGGCTAAAGGAAACTCCTTGTCATCTCGACTCATGGCTAGACATAGCTGGATATGCGGCTATTGCATATGAATCTATTCTTTGCGAGATTGAAGATGAAGAAGCCATTGATGACCCATCTTCGGACATGGAAAGCATTGATGACGAAGAAATGGATCATGACTTCTAGGATCAATAACTTGCATAATTGATTGACCAAAGTTCTGTTGATCAAACCCCTTAACAAACGCATAACTATCATGGTATTTGAAGCCTCTTGCCCTTGCTAACCACATGATCTTTTTTTGCTCTACCTCTTCCATTTGCGCTAAAGCCCAATTGTGACGATGACCACTAATGTAAAGATCAGAATTGCTTTTAAACTTAGCCATCTTGGTTTGTGCATGTAGAGCATTCCATTGACTGTGACCCGGCATATCATGTGCGGCATGTATTCTTATGTTAGTTTTGTTAGGAAAGTTAATCTGTATTCTAGCTTCCCAGTCTTCCATAATAGCCCTGTGACCAGCCATCCACTTTAATGGATCACCAGCACCTGACCACATGTCGTGATTACCAGCAATTAATATCATAGGCTTCATGCTGTCTATAAGCCACTCAACTAGCTTTAAAGCAGTCTTCTTTGAGTTCTCTTGCTCACCATAAAGACGAGACAATCTGCCTATCCAATTGTTCTGAAAGTCACCTAAAGAGCAACCAAAGATTCTATCGTTGCTATTAATAATTGATAGGTGTTCTTGAAGTACATCCCAATCACAATAATTATCATCAATGTGAGGATCGCCAAGCCAAAGCAGAGCAAAAGGCTCATCAGATTCCATATTAACTTGTAACCATTTTTTAGATTCCTTGTGCTTCTTACGCTTCTGGAATCTCTTGTGGAGCATATCCACGATTTCTTCAACGTCAACATCATCATCCTCCTGTGTGGGTAGGGAGTATGGTTTATCCTCAGATTTCATTAACAATTGATGTTCGTATGCTTTCAGTCTGTTATGCAAAGTACTTTTAGGTATGCCTATAGCATCAGATGCTTCACGAACAGTACCATAAGTTTGAACAGCTTCGTAAGCTTCTAAGTTCTTATCATTAATCATTGCAATCCAACATCATGTTTTTTAATTCAACGCCTCTAGTTTTTATCTGATTGTACCAAAGAGAATCTTCCATCTCTAAAGCCGCTCTAGAATAGTCTCTGTCTTCTAGTGCAGATCGAAACTTTTTAAACTGTGAGAATCGAGGCCAACCAAGGTTGAATACCATAGAAGCTAATACTATCTGAGCTTGGTGAGGCAAATCTCTCCACCATTCCATACGATCATCTAGCTCTTGTACAGCTACACTTACATCATCTTTTAGTATTTGCTTAGCGGCTGTTTCGCTTATAGGTGTTTGTAAGTTATGACCATATCCAATAGTTGGCACACCCACTGTATCCATATACATGTCAAGCCTCAAGCCTTCATGCTTTGCTATAATGTCAGTTAGTTCATCAATCATTTTTTACCCTTTACGCTATCAATAACGCCACCGCCAAAATAAAATCCAAGTATAATTAACATAGCATAGTTGATGCTAAACTGCTCCATCACCTTAGTCACTGCGTCAGGATCGCCATAACCTGAGATAGTCATGCCAAGAACAATCAAGTAACTACCAAGAAATGTGCCTCCAAACATCAAGGCCAAATATCTTTGTGCAATCTTGAATGGTGCGTATGCTCCCATCAAATCAATCTTGGCCTTACTCTTAGCCGCAATCTCTTCTTCAGTGCTGGTATGCATGTCATCGATAAGGCTCAAGCCTTTCTTGATTACATCACCGCCCCCAAGGATAGAATTTAGAACGCCCATCATATCTAACTCCTTAAATAATAAGCAACTGTACCAGCAATGCCGACCATAATAAGGACCGCCATTGCACCTACGAACATTTCTAATATGAATTGTTTGCGTCTTCTAGCTTTCTTCTGTGCTTCACGTCTCTCTGTGCGACATTTGGCTTGAAAAGCTTGCCAGTCAGACCACAGCCTTGGACGACCAGTATATATCATTATCTGTTTTAGTTGATACTCAGCTTCTTTGACTTGTTCTAATGCAAGAAACGCTTGTAGGTCTGAGCCGCCAACAGATGACTTGCTCTTGCCAGCCACCTTCTTTTCCAAGTCTTCTTTAGCACCGACAAATTTAGCAATAGCAGTCCCTGCCCTAGCCAAATCACCAGAGTTCGTCACTGCTTGCTTTATAACAGCAAATGCGGCATTGGCGGCGGCTAATTCGGCTAACATCAGTATACCTTCGTTTTGCTAGGGTCTATTGCTTTCGGTAAGCAGTATGCTGTAACCCTATCTCGTGGGTCAACTAAATCCAGATGCTGGTAATTTCCGTGGGTTCTGGTGATTTGTTTTGCAAAGTAATTGCAATCATCAATAGAACGAAAGTGTAGCAAATTCTTAGCAATTGATCTTCGGTCATCCCCTACCCCTTGATACATAACTAACAAAAAAGCAACAACCCATTCGCCCATCAGACTAGCCTAGCTACTACAGCCGTTGCCATTACAACCATAGCCAAAGTAGAACCCATTATCAGAGCCTCAAGACGCCACATACGTTTGTCTAAGGCTTTTATCCAGCCCTGTAACTGCTCATAACGAACAGCGCACTCAGCTTCGTGGCGTTCTAGATGTGCTTTAGTTTCGTCCATCAGTCAGCCTCCGGCCAATCAGCAATAGGGGCGTTCCCAGTTGGGTTATTGTCAGCATCAACAGGCACATCGAACAACGCCATAAACGCTGTATGGTCAGCCGCGCCATCTATTGCCGCCTCGATTGTGTTTGAGGCAGTCCTCACGCTTGCTCTATAATCGAGTGTCGCTTGGCCAACAGAATAGTCTGCAACCTCTT